ATCTTCTCACAAAAACGAATGATCCAAAGGCTAAGGCGTTTGAAAAATCTGAGGATCCCAAGTATGTCGAGGAGAATAATATCCCAGTTGACTATCACTACTACTTTGTGAACAAGTTCTTGAACCCTGTATGTGACCTTCTCGATCCTCTCTACGACAACGTCAAACAAGAAATTTTTGGGGAAATCATAGATGCCCACAAACCCCCACCGAAGAAGAGGGAACCCGCCATAAGCACCATGAAGAAGGAGCAACTCGTTGAGGAATGTAAGAAATTAAATCTGGATGACACTGGTAAAGTCGCAGAACTGAAGCAACGTATTAAAGAATTTAGGGATCGTCAAAACTCTGTTGATGATCTATTTAAACATTACGAACAAAGTAAACATAAGAATGACGAGACTGACCAAGTTAGTCATTGAGAAAACTAAGGAGATTTTACTTCGTCAACTTCCTGGTGAGATTGAACACGAACTCAATGAGCTTGTTTGTGAACTCGTAGAAGAGGGTGTGGAAACGTATCATACCGAACAGCTGAGTAAAACTCTCGAAAATATTTCAAAGAAGCACCAGATTCCACTGGAGTTACTGCTGCGTGACATTCCCCAAATAAGTGGTGAAGAGCGATGTCGAGGAAAGAAGAAGAATAAGGATGAAGGTGGAGACTTTAGATGCAAGTTCAAGGCTGGTGAAAATGGATACTGTAAATTTCACCAGCAACAAGGTGAAAAAATTAAACCGAGACAACTACCCAGTCAACAGCTACACAACCACGGGCCCGAAAAAATGAACGTCCCGGGGTGCCCGGGTTGCGAACAAAAGGGACTTATAGATTTGAGTCGTTTACTTTTCAATGAATAAAACAAGCATTCTGCTATCATCAATCAACCAATTCTACACTGACGAATATAACAGGAATAAACTACTAACCATCTTGAATAAATCTAGTGGGATCTCGTTAAGAAATCTCGAGTGGTTCATCACCAACTACGCCAAAAAGAATAACACATCCTTCAAAACCAAAGATGGTAAACTTTTTACAGTCCACTGTGCCTATAAATCTAGCCTGGATGGATACAGTAAGAAACTGTTCGATCCATTTTGCAGGGCTGAGAAATTTACCTATCAGATCCCCGAATCATCTCAGGAAATTCAGACTACTCTCGCTCAACTGAATTTCATCAAATGGTGTATCAAGAATAACATCATTGACTATATCTACAACAACAAACAGAACTTGTTCACTAAGTCATGTAATCAAAAACTTGCGACATGACGCCATCTTTGATGCGAACAAAGTTCATCGTTTTAGCCAGTATATGAAAACGTCTATTATGCCAAGCATATGTGCCAGTATTGCCAACCTCATGCTTACTGGAGAACAGGTTTCCGTGTAATATAGGTTCCTTCACAACGCTAAAATTGACGTGGCCCGATGGGTCACTCTCGTATGGATACAACGCGAAACTATAAGAATAGAATCTCCTTGTGATGGGAGTGTTCCTGTGGTGGAGTCTCGGCTGAAGAATCCTTAAAAAGTGGGGTGATCCTGTGTGCTCATCCAAAATCTCTTCACCGTCAAGGGTGAGTGTCACGTAGTTGATGTGCTCGTATCTCAAAGCCGGGTCTATTTGAGTGACTCCATCTGAGATGATAGGTATTTCATTATAGTTTGAAGTTCCACCAAACGCGTTATTCTCCGTGTACAACACAAAGAAATACAGCTCCTGAACCAGGTTTGTGAAAGTCAGGCGAGTCTTAAATTCTGGTTTTTGATTCCCATCGTCTTCGTCCACCAACACATCATTATACTGTATTTGTGTAATCGCAAACTCATGTTCACGGTTCATGACTTTAATCTTCTCCACAGGATCCAAAAATACACACTCAGTAGATAATCTCAAATCATAGGGTTTATAGGTGACCAGGTCTTCCACATTGGCTCCAAGGAAACCCTCGAGATTTGGGGAACCCGCACTTTGTTTATTTACAATGCATATGCACTCCTCAACGTTGCGGAACTTCACCTCCACTTCAATCTCTTGTCTCGTCAGTGCGCAAACTGGTAGAGCGAGCTCTGGATGATTGTGAAAGTAAAACGGAATCTCTATACAAACATCCCCACCAAGCTGTCTAGGGTAAGGTCTCGTTTTTGAAATTCTACTATTCACTACGGCTGGGTGGGAACTCACATCTCTCATGGACAGGTCGAATAAGTTGACTTGTTTCGTAGTTGGGTATTCAAGTTCTGCGTACAGATCCAAATATTCGGTCGTGATGTGTTGTATAACCGTGCCACCGACAGAAAGGGTGATGTAGTCTATGAAATTACACGCTTCACCGTATATGTAGTCTCTTTCTACATCAACTCCATCAGCCAATACTATATCCGGCAAACTAAACATGAGGTTGACCCCTTTTAAAACATCACAGTGGTCATACGGTATATTGAACCTGTGTATTTCACCATACTCTACGTCTTTATCAGAAGGAATGTCGATAAATTGTAAAGAAAAGTTCGAATGCTTCTTGAAGTTTTCTTTAAAAAAGGTAAACTCGGGGTCTTGAGTCGTGTATAAGTCCAGAAGACCTTTAGACTCGAGTTGAATAGTCCCCGCCATACTAATATAAGACAATTAATAAAATTTTAAGCCAGCTAACCCAGAATCGAATGATAGAATGTTGTAGTTGATTGCGTATACACGGATCTGAGTCTCTTCAGACGAATACGGCCTCGTCAACAATGTGTTGTCAATTGGATCAACATATCTGTCCTGTTCCTTAAACTCGATGGTAAACTTTTGATGAATGACCCTGCTCATGTTCAACTGCCCTGTTGGATTACTGTCACCAGGATCAAGTGAGAAGGAATACATTCCAAATTGACTCTCACCGACATCCGGTATGTTCACATGATTTTTGAAAGGTTGGACGACTGATAAAAAGTGACCATTCTCTCTGAAGAAGATGACATTGTTCAAACACAACTCGACATTTTTTATCTGCCTAAACCTGTAATTGTTTCTCGTGTCGTTCGAGTTGGTATACATGGGCTCACCCAAAAATAAAAGTTCCTTCACGGGATGTTTGAAATCCAATAGAAACACCTTCTTGTTATTTCCTTCTTTCAGTCGCGTGTCGTGTTGTTGCACCTGTGTTATGAGATATTCCATGTGATTGTTTTGAAACGCCTTTCGCTCCATTTCTCCCAGATACACATGCTCCGTGGTCAAGAACATCTTACTGATAAACTTCTGTGTCGAGTCATCGATGGGGGGTAGGTTAGAGGCTGTCGACTTATAGGAGTAATACTTTTCCCTACTCACAAGTTTCACTCTGACCGTCACTTGCTGTTTAGTGAGTTTGCAAAGAGGAATCGCAGATTTGTTATCCCTTGTAAAGTAAAATGGCAACTCTAAAGAAAATTTAGTTGGATAGTAGCCTTCTAAGGTAGATCCTTCACCACCTCTATACAGTCCAATATCTTTGTGCTGTTCGGATGTGTCCAACTTGTTTCTGAGGTAGATGTATTCTCCAGAGATTCTGTCGATGACTTGTTCACCTATAGTCAACTCCGCGTATTCGATGAGCTTTGTGATCGGATTGGCGACCGTCGTCATGGCGTCGTAATCAGATCTCCACTCGACTGTCAAGGAGACGGAATTCAACAAATCACTTTTCGTGCTCGGTATTCTTACCGTCAGGATTTCACCAAAGTCTGGATTCCCTGTGAAGGGAATGTCACTAAAATCTATACCAAACGGCGTATGTTGCCTAAACGTGTATATAAAGTGTGAATAGTCTGGACATTTGGTGACCCATTCATCCTGAACACCTTTGACACAGAGGTACATTCTACTATTAAGTATCTTTTTTTTAATACTCAATTGTCATGAAACCTCTGGAGAAGTTGAACTTCTGTAACTCGAGATAATACAAGTTCAGCTCAAACTCACCAGAGAAGGGTTGATCATTGGCGGGGTCGGGTGATGCCCCAACTTCAGTTTGTGCAGCGTTCGGTAACAGTTTGTTTATTTCAAATTCAATCAAAGTCCTGTCAGAATTGAGATCCGCAAAGTCGAGGGTGCCAGTGGATTTTTCATGTAAGGGGTGGAGTGCGAAACTCTGAGTGTATATGTTGATCCTGTCGTCAGTCACACCCAAATCAAATTTGTAGGGAACCGCGTACTTGTAGTGCTCATGGCTCTCCATGAGGGTGTTTGGGAAACTTTCTCCATTCAGAAAGAAACGAGCCTTTTTCATTATTGGGGTGTTCCGTGTAATCATCGAGGCAGACAAAATTCCAGCGTTCCATTGTAAGTCTTCTGCTCGACTTCTCACAAATGTAACATACCTATGTGTCGCCTTCGTTTGCGTAGTAAATAGTTTGTCTCTGAAGAACCAATGGAAAGCCTTCACCTTAGATTTGGGTTCTAAATTTACTTTGAAGGTTGTATCAGATTCGGGGGTGGTCGTGAAAGATGTATGCTTCTTTAAAACGTTAACTAGGATTTCGTGATTTGCTTCTACCATATACAGCCTCTCCTCATGACTGAGTTTTATCTCCTCGCTTATCAACTGAAAATTATTGAGCTCTATTGTGGTCGGCGTATGCTCATTTTCTAACCCCTGCCACCAGCTCTGTGGATGAAACACGAGTTCAAACATGATCTTCTGTTTGTGAACCGCACACACAGGAAAGTAGTGACGGTCTTCGACTTCCTTGCGGAGCTCCGTCTTTCCATATTTGCGTGAAAAGAAGAATGAGAGTGGAACTATAAACCTGTTTGAATATTGATAACTGGAGGGGGCAGAGATACCGGGTGTAAA